CCAGTTGGTACGAAGTAAGCTTCAGTAGCAGGAATCAGCGGTGTGCTGTTGTAGTTGTCGCGCATTTCAATGAACGTAACGCCCATGAATTCCCATGTACGACGCATACCAATTGCACTACCATCGGCAGACTGACGACGACGCAGCGGCTCAGTAGTCGAAGTGTAGTATTGGTAAGCTTGCTTAACAACAGGGTGCGTAATCAGCTTCTGGAAGAAGGTAGTACCGCACAGTGCAACGATGCCAGAGTAGTTAACTTGGCCGCTGCTATCCTGAATCTTAGCCAGAACTTGTTCGATCACTGAAGAGATTTCAGTAGTCGAAGTACCCAACAGGAAGTCAATCGCAGCAGGGCGTGCAGCACCAGTCATTTCCTGATACCAGTCTTGAGTCACAGTTCCGTTAGGAGCGTACACAGTACCAGCAGTAATGGCCTGAGCACGAGCAACTTCCAGAGTCCAAGCGTGGTTCTGACGAATACGAGCCAGCTTACGAGCACGTACTAGGTCAAGAGTTTCCGCTTCAGTAGGCGAACCATAAGCACGCTTACCTTGGATGTCTTGTGGATAAATCGCATCTTCGTATGGGAAGTGCGGAACAGCAAAGGTGTGCAGCTTGCGCTGTGCATCACGTCCAACACTACCACGATCACCGCGAACACGGTCAACGATAATAGCACCGTCTTTGATGATTTCTTCAAAGACAACTACGTGCTCTGCAACAGGTTCTTCTTTGAAGATACCCAGTTGACCTAGCAGACCCCATTGATTAGGGATGGTGTTAACCTCTTGTGTCCAATCGCAAACGGCGAAACCGTTACCAAAGTCTCTAACGATCAATTTATTACTCCTTAATTTATGTTTTGTGTTTTAAGCCAAGACGTATATTCCGAATCCATATTTGGATTCCATCCTGACTGGATTCTAGCTACTACGTAGCGGATACTTTCAGAGCAGCCATTAAAGGCAGTCATTGTATAAAGTGCTCTAAATCCCTTATTGGGAAACTTCAAATGAAGTTCGTAAATCTGTTTGGCGTGCTTCCACATTTTCAAAGCCTCTTCGCTAGTTCTCGGATTCTCCCAGCCATTCTTACATTTGGCGTGGGTGTTCCCGATGTTAGCCTTGGAGGATGCCTCTCTATTGTGGGCTAATGCCATCAGCCTCCTAGATTTCTCTGAATGTTTCCTTCCAGTCATGGGAGGAGAATCCCCTCCAACGTTTGTATTCCATCCGATATTCGATTTTGGTCTGAGTCGGCTTTCAATGAGTCGGCAATATTCTTGACTACCTTCCAATACTTTGGAACAAACTAGCTGATCCCCGTATTTTCGAATGGCATTGCTTAATTTAATATTGCTTCCACGTCCAGCTTTCCATTTATGCTCTTTAAATCGCTGAAGGACACTTTTAAGGGTTATCCCTACGTATCCTTCTGAAGTTATATCGGTATGATTCGGAAGTCGAATCCAGTACAAGCTACAAGAGCGGAAGTCTTGCTTAGTCAATTACTGATCAGAACGATGCTTCAACCAGAATGCCCAGAGCTTTCAGCGAGTCGTAAGCGAACTGTTTCTGTGCGTTAGTACCGAACGATGCGTCCAGTTTCAGAGCTTCTTTTGCCACGATTACCTTGCCACGCGACAGAACCAGCACAGGAGTGTCGGTAGTAGCTGGAACAGCGGTATCAACGATTGCTCCCATTTTGCCGTCACCTAGATAGATAGCAGCAGGCACTTGGGAACCATCAGCAGCAGCTTGTTTCGAAACGATGTATTTACCAGATGCGGTAATCTTTCCCAGAACAGTACCTAGCGTGTAGGTAACTGGTGCAGCTTCGTTTGAAGTAACCACATCAGTGTGGAATTCGAAGCGCTCTGGAGTGTCATTCATTTTTACAAGAGCACCGAAACGAGCGTATTGACCTTCAGTTGCAATAACTGTCATGTTTCTTTCCTTTTATAGATTAGTGAGATTTATTTTCTTGTGCGATGACCTTTAGGTAGTCCATCACACGATTGCCTTGTGCTTCGGCAGCAAGAGCGGCAGCATCAGTAGTTCCTTCAACGCCGACTTCTTTAAATTCTGGAGAAGCTTCTTCGACTTTCATCTTGTTCGACAGCGCACCTACTGCTACTGCGAACGAAGCATCATCCAGCGATGCTAGAGCTACTTGCAGGCTTGCAGCTTGCTCAGTACCCACTACATCTACAAGCGCAGCATTACGTGCTGCGATTTTTGCTTCTGCTGCTGCTTTTTCTTGCGCAGCTTTAAATTCGGTTGCAGCAGCTACGATTGCTTCTAGTTCGGCAATACGTGCATTTTTCTCTGCTACCAGCGATGTCATTGACACTACAGCATCTTGCAAACCTTTAACGTCCAGAGCGGCTACATTAGCTGCTTCAGCGCTAACTACGTCTGCTTCAGCGTGTGCTTGAGCTTCTGTTGTCATTACTTCTTCCTCGTTTAGTTGTCCCACCGGGGCAGGAGCTTGAAACATGCTAAGCATGCGTTTTAGTGAATCTTTCAAGATTGATCCTCATTTGTTAGATACTGAGCGAATTCTTCATTCGTCATAATCGAGTTGATTAGACCAAGCTCCTGAGCTTTTTTAGCACGGAACATTGAGGCTTCAGTTGCTTTAATCTCGTCTGTAGAAAGTCCTGTGTATTTCGATACGTGAGCTACAAACTCTTCGTACAATTCATCTACTTGCTCTTGCAGACCTGCTAGGAATTCATCTCTGAATTCTCCGTCAGCATCAAAAGGAATCTTGTTTGCACCAGCAGTTACAAAGGTACGTTTGTATCCCGCATTCTCTAGAGCCTTACTGTTATTCATGAGAGCGATTAGAACGCCAATTGAACCAACTTGTCCTTGAGGGTGGGCTACAACTTCATCCGACAATACACACAAAGCGTATGCAGCAGAAGCAGCACAGTCTTGTACGTATGAAATCAAATATACTCCGTTTTCATCTGCCATCTGTCGAATTGCATCCGCAGTTTGGAAACAGTTAAATGCTTCCCCACCACCAGAGCTAATATCGAACACGATTTTTTTGCATCCGACGCCGATCAATTCCAACATTTGATCCATTAAGCCAGCGTAGCTTGTTCCTGTAGCACCGCAGAGCGATTCAACAGGCTTGTTAGTCAAGCTACCGTGAATATTAATTAGGCCGATCTTTCCAACCTGCGAAGGTTTGTCCAAATCAGCCGACACAGTTTCTACTTGTGCCAGCATCCCAGTGTTACGAAGCTCTAGATATGATGTAATCGCACTAAAAGCTTCTACACTGATTAGATGCGGCTTGTTATATAGGTCGGATGTCAACCTACGAACAGGCCGTTGCATTGTCATTTTTAATCCTTATCCTGAGTTGTCAGCGTTACGGGCCGATTTGTCTTGTGTGCTTGACTTGCCCCCGATGTCGCTTGTACCGTCTCCACTCTTGCCTACAGCCATTCCGTCTCCAGAACGACTACCAGCACCAGTTAGTTTTTCCTTATCTACAGGAGCATCAACTGGAAGCGGAGCAACACCAGCAACTTCACGAATCTTGTTCAGCCATGGACGGTCAATTTCAACCAGACCTACTGAAGCCACACGCTGTACAAGTTTAGAGAATGCTTCGCTATCAACGTCAGCAATATCACCATATTCAAACGTAGGCAAACGATCTTGGCTCCAACCATTCAGTGCATAAAGCTGCACAATCAAATCGTTGTTTAGCACATCACGAATCTCGTTTAGACGGTGTTCCATCGCCATTGCACAAAGATTAGTCTTCGTATCTTTAATAGAGAACGATCCAGATTCAGTCTGTCCATTCTTCAATACGTCAGCACTAAGGGCTACCAGAATATCGTTCTGAAGCTGCTTAATAATCTCTGGGATATCAAACTTGTTTGTTCCTTTAGCTTCCATCAAGTCGAATTCGAACAGCTTGTTATTCTGATCGTCAAACACTTGAGGCATAACTAGTGAACGTTGCTTACCATCTGCAACAGCTTGTGCTGCTTGTAGATAAGCCTGATAAACTGCTTTCTCCGAATCACTGGCATCTGCTGCCATGTACTTAGGAGGAATATAAATTACAGGAACCGAAGCAATATCTTTAGATACGCCCAGCATCAACTGATCTTTAAGTAGCGTTAGCTGCTTATATGGTAGAAACACTGACTTCAAAACAGACTTCCCTTCTGGGTTGCCTTTTACGCTGTCAGCAGAGAACAATAGGAACTTAGAACGATCAATGTTAATCAATCCATTCGGGTCAGAAAGGTTTTGGAACCTAGCCCCATTTTCCATGTTACGAATACTCTGTCCTACGCTCAGCAATTCACGACCATCTTCAGAGAAGTTCCAGTGTCGGATACTATCTTGAGGACGTGGAGCTAATTTACGTAGACCTACCAGACCATCATTGTATTTACTTCCGTTTCGCGTCAAACGACGACGAAAAACTTTTTCTTGAATCGAGAAACCGTATTCCAAATACGTAATGGTTTCTGCAATAAACTGTGACCAAGTGCCTTCCATGTCTTGCATACAGGTTTCAACGAACTTAGCTCGTTTTTTATCTGTTTCGGTTGCATTCTCCGGTGGAGCTACACACCAACTAACACGGGTTAGCATCATTCTGTACACGTTGAGCGCTGCTGCAACGGTAGGATCAGTTTTCATTTCGGTGACGGTTTTAAGGAAGGCTGGGTATCTAAATGCCCTATTCTGTTCCTCAAGAATTTGACCGTTCATCGTAGTAAGGCCAGTGAAACCGACTTCACCCAAACTAATACGTGGGACGACCGCTGAAGGATCGGCTGCTAGGCCAGCGCCGCTATCAGCTTTTGGCTCTTGCTTTGCCATAGTGCTCCTTCTTTGTTATATACGCGAGATTGTATCATACACACCACAGTTTGTCAAATTTATTGCTCCTTACCTATTTACACAGCTCGTAAAGTGTGGTAAGGAGCATTATTAAATTGTTGGGATGGGACTCACACCAGATAGATTAGGTACAACGAAGTCTGGAATATTGCTAGTCTTCGCTAGAAAATTGAAAGCATCTGCACATGCGTCTACCTGATCGTTCTTTTCTTGACGAATGCCTTGGAAGTGCTCTAACTCTGTAAAGAAATCATCGTTCCAGTCACCTTCAACGATATCAACCAAGCCAGCCTCACACATTGAACAGAATGGTAGGAACCTCTGCATCTTGCTTGTGTGGCCTGAAATCGGAATACCCTTTACAGTGATGCCTTGTTCTGCAAGTTCACGGATAAAGAACTGCGTAGCAGCTTTACCTCCTCCATTATCTCTTGGGATCGTTACATGAACGTCTAATCCGTCTTCATTATGCGAAGTATCAATCAGCATCTTAACAACGCCGTCTGTAAGCCTACGGTCACGCTTTACATGTTCAATGGTATAGCGGCCAGCCTTCGTACGACTCATCTTTACACCGGCTGTCCAGTCAGGGTCAGGGTACACTTCGCTTGGAACGGAGTGAGCCAAATCCCAAGAACGCACACGTCCTGTTACTTCAGGAGGTGCAAACTTTACTTTATTGACCCAGCTACGGTTGAATACACTGCTTCCTTCAGTAACCGCTGTCCAAGACCCTTTAAGGAATCGGAGCTGATTAACTCGGGACATGGAGAGCAAGTTAGCTAGATAGCCGGGATTGTTCTTCATCAGCACCGGATTATCATAGATGTTCATCGGAATATACTTCATACTCGATGGCATCCAATCCACGCCTTTTGTGAATCCTTTACCTACTTCTTCATACAATTTGTCTGGATCATCTGCCCAGTGAATCTTGTTGTTAATGATTACAAACCAGCGTACAATATCTTCCGTTCCGGGGCGAGGAATACCTGTATCAGGATCAAGGGAGAATTTAACCCAGTCGTACAAGTAGCTGTTCCTGTCTGGGTTACAGGTAATCATCAATTGCAGCTTGCCCTTAAACGTAGTGCTACGCAAACGGGATTTTAGCATCAGGATTTGCTCCAGCTTCATTTCCGCACCTTCGTCGCAGATAACAGTTGTGAACTGTCCACCCTGCAATTCCGAGAGGTCATCAGGCATAGCTTTGAAAGTAATGGTGGCTCCGTTTTTGAATTGCCATTCCTTTTGCTGGGCCTTCCAGATTGCTCCAAACGGACGATAGAGCTGTTTGCTGCTGTCAATCAGACCTCCCGGCTGCATAAGCTGAGGATAGGTCAGACGGACGATTAGAACGCGTGCATTCGGGTCTTGGCAGTCTCCAAGTGCTTTAAGTAAAGCTAGGTGACTTTTACCAGAACCCGCTGACCCTCCCTGAATCAGGATGTCAGCCATTGTTTCGGTAAGAACCTTACGCTGCTTTTCTGAGCATGGGCCTAGCACAATACCTTTTTCTTCTGTAGCCTTTTCGACGGCTTCAACGATTTTCTTTTTTCGGGCCATAAATGCAAAAAGCCCCATAAGGGGCTGTAAATAGTTAAAAGTGGCATACCCGGAACGGAATCTAACCTTCCTCAACATGGTTTGGAGCCACGTTCGCCAACTTGGAACATGCGGGTATATTTAGCTTGATACGGAGGTGAGAGTTGAACTCACACTTTATAGGGTCAAAACCTACTGCCTCTACCAGTTGGGCTACTCCGCATTAGAATTCTGGTAGTCCCACCGAGGATCGAACTCGGATTAAAGGCTTATCAAGCCTCCGTTCTAACCAATTGAACTACAGGACATCAGGAGCTTGGGACTTTCCCCTAGCTAGGTCATATCCTTTAGGATCATCACGCCGTTCTTCGCTACGTATCAAATCTACGGCCAACCTACAGACCAAAGAGTGCTCTTTGGATTTAGACAAGTCCCTTTCGGGTACAATGGCGGAGACTGGGTAGAGTCGAACTCCCAAGGCTATTTCTAGCTCGCACGGCTTTCAAGGCCGGTTCCGTCGCCCATCGGATTGAGTCTCCATGTTCTTGTAAGGACTTTTACAGTGTCCAGACATCCCTCTGTCAGTTTTCGTATTTTATACTGGCCTGTGGGCCTCTTGGACTGAATACCAAACTCTGGCGGAAGACTGTGGCCCTGATCCACATGCAGCGATGCCGCACCAACTCCTTAGCAGGGAGTGCTAGCCCAAGCTAGTTAATCTTCCATTTAAAGAGATTGTAACACTACATAACGCGGTTGTCAAGTAGTGCTTCATATCAAATAGTGACAAGCTTAAGGTGCGGTGATAAGCGAGTTTTGGTAAAGGATTCCCGACCACGCCCCTGTGATATTCGTATTGTTGGCGCTGACATACGTGGCTCTTAGCATAAAATCTGTCTTCTCACTTACCATAATCGGAGGGTTTGTGTCGTGACGATAAGGGTTTGCGGCACATGAAATTTCTAATGGAAGTCTGTAAAATCCTTGGGGGCTTCCAAAATATGTGGCGACAGAGATATCCACCGTTGAGCTTGGGCGATTAACACCAATGAATAGGCTATCAATGGCTAATGTGTATCCAGCCGGTACAGTATAGTTGGAAGACCTTGTTGCCCCTTTACCTGCTACCAATCTAGCTAGAATGTCAGTCCCATTGGAGTTATTCTTAGCATCAATATCTCCGATGTTAATTCTGCTAGAACCTGCTGACATCATGATAAGAGAGTTTACGCGCAGATATTGCTTCGTAGATATTACTGGGGTCAGGCCATCTAGGGTGAGTATTTCGGACTGCACATTATATAGGTTGTCCAATCCGACAAGAAGCACTGTTCTTGCCCCTGTCCCTGATGAGGAAGAGTCATTGGCACTATTAGACGCAACCGAGACGTATGTTGCGGCGCTAAGCCAAGGATATAGGCCACCAAGAGGCCATACGTCTTCAGGTAATGTACCTGTGTTAATGTCTGCATTCACTCCTAAAGCGACTACCCTCGACGCTCCCGGAACTAAGTTAAGAGCTACAGCATGAGGGAACGGCATACCTAAAGTGTGAGCATACGTGATAAACTCGGCACCTTGCTTTTGGCGAGATAGAACGGATTCTTGTACACTAAGTGTTGCATCCGAATCTGAAGCGTAAACCCAAACCTTTAATGTACTTAGAGGAACTGTGATACTATCGAAGGCGTAAAGAGGGTATCCTGTTGGAACACTTGGAGCAAGCAGACTGTTTGACACATTAACCGCACACGCTCCCTTGTTATAAATATCAATCTGTGTGCCAGAAGCGATCCCTGTAAGCGCATAAAGCTCTGTCCACACCTTTTTAGGAATCACTACATCTTGTTGGGTAGTAGCCATTACTTACTTCCTATCTTAGTTAAATACTAAGAGTATATCATAGTGACAACTATTTGTCAATTTGCTATTGTAACTAGCAAAATAAAAGCCCGTAACCAATTATGGTTACGGGCTTTATATGGAACCAAGCATAGGAGTTGAACCTATCATCCAGCGTTCGTAGCGCCGAAGCCAGAAATCCGCTGGGCCGGGTATTGTTCTTGGACACGCTAGAGGGATTCTAACCCTCCTGCGAAGCTTTGCAGGCAACTACCTAGTCACTCGGCCATAGCGTGCGTTCTGGTGGAGAATGTGGGATTTGAACCCACCTGATTAGCATGCTTGCAAAGCACGTGTCCACTCCCAGCAGACCCAATCCCCATATTGTTTGTGGTAGTCAGTGTAGGGATTGAACCTACGACCAAAGCCTTGTAAGGACTCCGCTCTACCTCTGAGCTAACCGACCAATGTTCGCGGTACTTTATTATCCCTTACGAGGATTATTCTTCAACCGGCTAAACGGACTCTTTCATCCTTCCCGTACCATTGGAAGAGAGGCTACTATACTGCATACGCGTACGTTGCAGTTACGTTGTGGTATTGCTAGTGGAATTCGAATCCACGTCCAAAGGTTGAAAGCCGATGTGTCCTAGACCGCTAGACGATAGCAATATTGTTTGTTGGTGCGTAAGGAAGGAATTGCACCTTCACCGTGTCAAGCACAATACGGTTTTACAGACCGCTCAGGCTTATCTAATATCCCGCTCTCACGCATTGTCTGGTGCACCCAGAAGGTATCGAACCTTCCTCTCAAGGATTTCACTCTAGCGCTAATCCGTCTCAGCTACAGGTGCAATAATTCACTTACGCAGACGCCCATGCTTGCTAGACATGGTATTTCGTAAGGAGCGACCTTACGGTAGCATCAGAAAATCACGGAACCCTGATAGGAATCGAACCCAATCCCCGCTTAATCTGAACATCTGCGTAAATGTTCTATGGGGTGACGTATGAGATTTGCACTCATGCTTACCCGATTCACAGTCGAGTTCTCTACTAACTAAGATAACGTCACACCATAAAACACTCTGGTACGCGCAGTTGGAATCGAACCAACTCTGGACTTGCGTCTCGGTAGATTAAAAGTCTACTGCCTACCCACTTCGGCATTACGCGTATGGTACACAAGGAGAGACTTGAACTCTCAATCCCGAAGGCCACATGGTTTGAACATGCTGCGTATTCCATTCCGCCACTCGTGCATATATTTAAGAAACCTTAAAGCTGTCCCAGAACAAATTGAAACGGTGAGTTTTCGCCAAATGAAGTAACCGTTTCTAACACTAGAGACATCTTTAAAGCCTCTCGGCTTTGTAGCTAGGTAGCTACCAATATTCGTATGATATACTACCTAGCTAGTTTTGTCAAGCGTTTTCTTCCAACGCTTTGATGAAATCAAACACTGCTTCTGAGAATCCTGTGATAGTTTCCCATTTACCACTGTTGAAGCCATTACGATACGAACCAACGTTGATGATGTAGTTCTTGTCTTTAGACAAACGAACCGCACGATCCGGTTCAAAACCTCGCCCACCAGTGTCTTGTTCATCTGTGAACACAATCACGCGATCAACAGCGTTACCTTTTTCTTGTGCCTGTAAGTACTCCATAGCTTGCACAAGGAAGATGCCGCCTCCACCAATCTTACGCTGAACCTCTGGACTCTTAATATACTCTGCCAAAGCAAAACCACGACGAGCTGGAATCAGCATAGTTGCATGTTTCCGACTTCCATCGTTACCTGCTGTTGCGTAGATAACGACTTCTTCGCAGATTTCTCGTGCGAGAATCGCCAAAGCACATGCTGCATCCAGTCGGTTCAGTTCGCTATAGCCAGAGATGGCTGCATGCATACTGCCGCTTGTATCGACTACCAGAACAGTACGTCCCGGAATCTTTTCAACATGCGCCAACGAACGGTACATCATATCTTCAAGCATGTCTTCGAAACGAGGCATGATACGAGCCGCTGCAATGTACCTGAATGGAAGGACATCCTTCACATCAAGAGTTTTGCTGTATTCACGAATCTTCGATTCTGCCACACCAGCTTCAGTCATCAAACGCAGGTTGCGAAGGAATGCCAAAGCTTTCAGCTTCTTCTCTTCCATCAGACGTTCGAAAGTTGCTTTCTTATCTGCACCAGCCGACAACTGAGTCTCCCATGTATCTGGAGTGGTCATCTGCTTGTTGGCAATGCGCTTAAATAGCTCAGCTTGCATTTCATCAGCAGGCTTCGGACGCACCATGAACATAACGTCACGGATGGAATAAGCTGCGGAGTTCTTATCGTTCTTCGCCAGAGCGTATTCATTGAACTTGCCGAATGCTTTTGCAAGGCCCTTCTTCATTTGATGCGACAGAGGACGCTTACCATCTTTGTTGTAGATAGCCAGCAATTCACCCATTTCATCAGGACGCTGAATCACAGCGTTAATGTCGTCTGCGGTAGCGTACCCTTGACGGATAGCTTCGCGGATCAACAGCAAGGGTACATGACGCAACTTGAATTTCGTACGAGCTACAGCCGCCAAATTCAGAACGAACTGAGGGCTTGCAGCTTTCACTGCTGCTTGAAGTTCCTGTGCAGAGGTCTTACCGTCTACATAGAACTGATCTTCGAACAGCATATGTGCCAGCGTCAAACGCATCAAGCGTTGATTGGCAGGAATATCGCGTACAGCAGTGCCTACCGCATTAATTTCGGTACGTGGGACTGCTACTTTCTTGTTTAGCGATGACATAACATTTTTCTCCTTTGGTTGTTAGCTACATACGTAGCTCTGGTTGGTTAGACCATATTGTACTACAAATTTTTGCCGGTAACAAGCGAAACAGGATATGCCTTTCGGCTACGTGCTCTACCAACTGAGCTACAGACATACTTAGGATACATCTGGCAGGATTCGAACCTACGACCACGACATTAACATTGTGAAGTATCTGTTTCAATCAACACGACATAACTTTGCTGGTAACAAGCGGATCGGAAAGCTGGCCTAGCCAGCGGCTCTTGAGAATGGTAAGAAGTAACCGATACATACAACACAGCGTAAATCTTGCTAGCAACAAGCGAGGTCGGTGTTTTGGATCAAATTTCAAGTTTGAGAAGTAACCGACTTCTTCAGCATAGCGTATAACTTGGTAGGCTAGGAGGGATTCGAACCCTCAAAGGCCCTGCTTCTAAGGCAGGAAGGTGTACCAGATTTCCATTAGCCACCAGCCCATTGTTCTTACAGCAGTTCTTGTGCAGGCCGCTGTCGCCAGATAGCTTGATACGCAAGCTTTACGTGACGCAGCATTGCACCGCGAGTCCGTCAATTTTAGTCCCTCTCGGATAGAGGCAAGCCTAGATGATGCTAGGCCCATTTCTAGGGTGTGGCCCTTGGGCCTATTTCTAGAACTTGGCGCGGGGTAAGAGATTCGAACTCTTAACTACTGGGTGGAAGCCAGTCATGTTGCCGTTAAACACTAACCACGCATTGTCTTTGCTAGCGTACTAACCCACTAGCGGGTGTACCCATCACACTACTGGGCCATGTTTGGCGCGATGTATCGGTTTCGATCCGATTACCCTCTGCTCGACAGGCAGGCGCTCTCCCGATTGAGCTAACACCGCTTATTGTAAGTAGCACTTTGAATGAATCTCAGTCAAATAATCTTGAAGTTTCTTGTTTTCAAGCTTCGCCCATTCATGATCTAGGGAGTCTTCGTACATCCTATGTACGAGCTTTTCACCTTCAGAACGATTTTGCCAGAAAGACCAGTGCTTTAGTTTAAAGTCTCTTAATGGAGAATAAGTCTGATACTGGCCTAACCGTTGCTTAGGGTTATGTGTCATCCCAATTTTGTAATAATCAGGCCAAGCTTCGTTACTAATTACATACACAAAACCTTCTGGATTGTCCAACTGATTATCGATCTTAAACTTCACAAAAGACAGAGCAGCTAATTTTCTATTGTAGCGTGCTTCTCTATCTCGTTGATTCCCTTTTGTTCCAGACAATCTAACATATGAGTCATGAAACTTATCTAAGAGACTAATATCAATGTCAAAGTCTCGATTTGGACTAATTATATCTCGTTGTTTTAAGTCTAGTAACACTAGCTCATGTACATCTCTCAATTTCACTCCCTACGCTAACTCACGTTTTATATGGCTGGCAAGGTAGGCTTCGAACCTACAAGTGCATTTCTGCGCCGGGTTAACGGCCCGGTGGGTCTACCAATTCCCCTACATGCCAATTGTTCTTTCAGGCTTTCCACCCGACTGCCGGTTTGAGGTCTACGCTCCGACCTTAGAGCTATTAAGGAGATTGTCTCCACCCTTGCGGGAATTTAGGTAGCCACGGACGACGCTGCTATGTCTTAACCAGACCGGGATTCGGGCATAGTCAGCCTACTGCTCTGGTTGCGGGAGCCGGTTACGATCCGGCCTGCTTCAGGTTATGAGCCTGTTGATGATCCAACTCCTCTATCCCGCAATTGTTTGTTAAGTAACGCTACTATACAACATAACTTCGTATTTGTCAAGCGTTATTTTAAATTCTTGGTCAGGAATGCACGAATCGAACGTACGCTGATGTCCTCCAAAGGCATCCGACTACCACTATCCTAATCCCTGATAAAAGAGTTTAACGACATGCGTTTATTGGTCGGGGTTATAACGTTTTCCATTACGGTAAGGCTCCTGCTACAACAGGAAGGGTTTTCTTAACCACCCTTAAAGTCGTCCACTGAAGGATTCTGGTGCCCCCTGTAGGATTTGAACCTACGTGGAATCTCTTCGCCGGGTTACAAAGCCGGTGCCTTCAACCTCTCAGCCAAAGGGGCAATATTCAGTGACGGTTACGTTTATCCGTCCATGCTACATGCCTGCGGGCACTGCATCGTAGATCGCAACCAACGACCAAGGAGAACAACGGAAGGGTAGATACCACCGAGAGGACACTGGAGCAACCCGTAATGCCTCTCTTCGGGGACGGTAACGCGCCAGAGCTTCCAGCAACGCTTGAAAGCTCATCGAGATAGGATCAACCTCCTTTCGGTGATGGATCATGTGGCAGCATCTACCCTAATTCTGCTTCCAGCGGTTTATTCTAGAAGCTTTATTCTTACTTGTCTATCTCAAGTAACGTCATCATACACTACGAATCCGTTTTTGTCAAGAGATAGCTTACACTACTTTCTTACCCCACCATTCAAGGTTGTCTGCATGATTGTTCGATGTGTTCTTGTCCTTGTGTCGAACATTGCGACGATTCTCTGGATTTGGTACAAATGACATTGCTACTGCACGATGCACAGAGAGGCTTCCTGCATTACTACCGATATACACGTACTGCTTACTAGACTTCTTGCTCGGCTTGGTCATTACCAGCTTAATCCACTTACTATGAGAGTGCGACCATACGCGACCATCCCGTGTGACTGACCATTGCGCCTCATATCCTTTAACAGGACGATGGTCGGTTGCTTCGAACTCCGCAATGCGCTCAGCACGTGCCTCATCAAAAGCTTCAGCAGCTTCTACTACGTCCTTTCCTACTTTTGCGATACGCTTATCACGTTTTAGTGTCTTCCTAACTTGGCGAAGCTGAGCTACGATGTCATCCCTGCCGTTTGCAGTGTAAGTTTTGATAGCAATGTGCAGAGCTTGGCGAGAAATCCCTTTAGCTCGTTCTACAGCTTCCTCCAACGTCAGGTTCTCCCAGCGCTTGGCTTGCTTCTTTACTACCTTAGCGGCTTTCTCAGCTCGATAGCCTTCTAGCTCTTTCATTAAACTGTCTGAAAGCCTTGACATCATACCTCCTGAATATTATTCATGTCCAGACGAGGTGCGGCTTGTTTGGTGCCATCTGCTACGAGTGGAGTCTTGGGGCCACTTGCTTTAAAATCTGCGATCTGTCGTGCGAAATCATCCTTGTTAATCGCTTCGCTGACGGAAATCTTGTAATCCACAAGCTTGTCAGCACACTTCAGACGCTCTTTCATGTCAATCTTCTCGTTACGCATCGTCGCAACGAGGAAATCCACTGCTTCCGGTGTAACGGTATCAAGTTGTTTCAGGAGGTCAGACAGCTCATGCTTTCGCTTGATGAACATTTGACCCGGTTTCAATGCTACTGCTGCCATTTGAGTATTGCTCCGTGAAATACTTTGTATCTTACACTACCTATCTAATTTTGTCAACTTTACGCAACACCTTATATAACTATTATTACTATACTATTGACTAACTGTATGCTTTAGTATATATTTATTATACAACTTTTCCTTGCTCCCTTGACAGGGAGAAGGAAATAAGTAATATACTTCTTTAACTTTATACTTACTTATACTCCCTCACTCGCTCCGCTCGTTCGGTCGTAGTGTACACTATCTACTTTCATTTGTCAAGTATGTAGGTAGTGTTGACAAAGTAGAGTAACAATGTATAATAGGTATCTATCGTAAATTTCATAAGGAGGTACAATGCGTCTTACCGTAGACCTTGGCGACAAGGTAGAAGCAGGAACAAAAGACTTCAACGTCTACTTTCGCAACGATGATGGCTCTCTGGGCCAAGTAAAAGCGGAAAGCTTCAAGAGTCATAAGGATGCAATCATCTTCGTCAAAGAAGGACTCGTCTTCGACGGTGATGGCTTGGAAAACAAGGCGGTGTTGGCCGTAATCGAAGGAGGAAAAATTTGAAAACTGACTATTTTGACATTGCAGCAAGTACCCTTGCTGAGTTCGCACAAGAGCTGGACAGCAGGTTGCTGGACGGCTGGGCAATCAGCAAAACAAATCCGGGAGAAGTCGTAGGAATGTGGGGAGGAATGTTCACTGTGTCCCTCTACCGCAACGAATCAACAATCACACGTCTTCGCAACAAAGTCTCTGGCATGCAAGAGAAGCCTAAGCTTACAAGAGCTGAAATTCTTGCCAATGCTCGTCAAGCAAAAGCTGAGAAAGCTGGCAAGGGTTAAAGTTGTAATTGTAACAAATTTCGGTGTGAAAGCCACATTTCGAAAAATAATGATTGGTTTTCTGCCGGAAACATGTATAGTGTTGTTGGTCGTGCAGGATTAACGGTTTTTAAACGAATTCTCACACATTGTCACATATTTCTTGAAAGGAATAAATAGTATTATGGCAACTATCACCATTCTCCGTGCTTCCCTGAAAATGAACGCGGAAAAGATTCGCAAAACTGAATCAGTGATTCATGAGTTTAAAGCTGAAGCATCCGCATGGAAGAGGCAAGGGGAACTCTCCTTCTTCGTTTCTGCTTGTAAGGACGTACGGAAGCATAAAGTTAAGCTTGCCAAGCTAGTTGCTTTGCAACGTAGTATCAAAGCAGAAATCGAAGCACTCTTCCGTAACGCACGTATCGCTCGTAAATACGAGTTCGTATTTGGAAAGCCTCCTATGACACAAACGAAAACCAGCTACGAAATGGAAGACATGCTAGACATTCTAATCGCAGAGAAAAACGCTCAAGCCGCTGCTATCGCTGTCGCGTAAATACAACTCAGAAAGCACTTGACCGTCTGATGCTTGTTCAGGCATAATACCTCCATCAACTAAACACTGGAGTGAATATGAAAAAGCTGATCGGTTATGTGCGTGTATCGACAAAGGAACAGGGCAAAACCCGTAACGGTCTGGAAGCTCAGACCGAAGCAATTACACGTTTCGCACACGTGAACGGATACGAGCTTCTGGAAATCGTTGAAGAGGTGATGTCCGGTGCAGACGATGAACGTCCTGCCCTGAACAAACTGAAACGTCGTGTCGCAAAGATGAAAGACGTCTATGTCGTCGTAAATAAGCTGGATCGTCTCTCGCGTAATGCCTTGTTTATCCTGACCCATGTCCGTGACAATCCAAACTTTATTGTCACTGAACTTGGTGAAGACGTAGACCCTTTTGCCCTGCACATTTATGCAGGTTTGGCGGAACAGGAACGTAAGATGATTTCCTCCCGCACAAAGGCTGGCCTACAGGCCAAGAAGGCCCGTGGGGAGCATCTGGGAGCGTCGTCTGAGGTAATTGCCAAGGCTAGTGCTGCTGGTGCTGTAGCGCGTTCTGAGAAGGCTGAAGAGTTCGCAGCTCGTATGCGCAATACGATTAGCCGTATGCTCGATGCTGGCCTCACCTACCGTGCGATTGCCGAAGAACTAAACCTCTCTGGCACGAAAACAGCCCGTGGTGGCATGTGGCATCAATCCACTGTGAAAAACATCGTTGACCGACTGGAGTTGACAGCCTAACGCGAAGCGCCGCCCCAGTTGGGGCTTTACTAAAACCGTAAGTAATACTAACTACCAAGGAGGAAACTGATGATTGAACTTTCTGTGACGGACTCTCAAATTTTGACGTGGGTATCTGGCTTCGCAATGTGCGCCCACAAAGATCAAAAACGACGCTACAATGGTGAGCCGTTCTACAACCATCCAAAACGCGTCTGCGAAACGTTGGTGGAGCATGGATATGCAGACGTTGAAGTGCTTGCCGCAGCAATGCTGCATGACGTTGTAGAGGACACAAACGTAACTCTGGACGAAATCCGTGAATACTTCGGTGAGCGCGTGGCCGATATGGTGAATTGGCTGACCAAAGGGGATTACAGCGCTGTCGTCAACATGGCAGGAAATCCTCTTAACCGTGCGGAGAAAAAAGAGCTTGAGGCAATCCGTCTCTACGCAGCTCCCCTCATCGTCAAAGCAATCAAGCTGGCCGACCGGCTGGATAACATGTCCATTCTCGATGACGACCCGGATTTCGCCCCTACATGGGCCGCTGAAACTCGTCATCTGCTGGATTACGCACTAAAGGACGGTGACGCAACGCTGTGGAACCTCGTTGACGCGAAAGTGAAGAACTTTTACGCGAAAACGCTTGACACAGTAGCTAAGTAACGCTACTATCATGGCTATCTGCATCGTCATACCGACGATCAACAAGAAAGGTAGCTGGAATATCACTGGCGAAGGGTGGTTGGAAGTAATCTACCGCCCTGCCGATGGCTCTCCACTAGAGATGAAACTTGAGTATTTCGACCCTTCCGATGCGAAGAAGGTGTTTGAACGTGACGGAATACTATGGGAGACGCATCGCTGGCGATATTCCAACGACCATTCATGGACATACAAGGAGGACTCTGTGAGCTTTATTACACCCTATGTCTTCCCCGCTGGACGCAAACCATACAGCAGCGATAAAATGGAAGCCGCTGGCGGAATGTGCAACGATCCCGGCTGGTGGAACGGATTCGTGCTTTTTGCGATGGCACTTGCCATAGCTATGCTGGTAAGTATCCTTCGCTACGCAACTAACTAAAGGAGAAATTTATGAATGAACAAGAACGTGCAGAATGGGAGCGCATGAAACAAGATGTTTGGTTTATCGTCAAGCACTACGTAAAGCACGGCCTCATTGGGCTGGTAATGGCTCTCATAATCGTAGCTATCATTGTCTTCCTGTTCACGCATCCCGGTATTATCCTGTTCATCGTCTTCGTTATTGTACTCATCTTCGTACTCAAAGTACTCGTAGACATTGGCGAATGGATGGTGAATGCATGGAAGGAGCTGAGAGAATGAAGACATGCGTAACCTGCAAACATTTGGAGAAGCAAATGTTTACCTTCTTCTCCGACCCTCAATGGCGGAAGTGCATTCGGCCAACGAATCCGAAAGACCCGGTGACAGGAGAGATGCATACAAATCCCGCTTGGCGAGAAAGGCTTGACATGTCTGTAGTGGATAGTTGCGGAGAAAAAGGTAAATACTGGGAGTCAAAATGAAAGGCATCCAGTATAAGGACACTTTCGCACAGAAAGGTAGTGAACTCTGGCAAGCCTTGACGGATGGAGATAAACAGAAAGCTAAGGCTATTTACGATGACACAACGCAACGAGCGTTAGCTACTTACGGAAAGGACTTGTATGAATTGCCAAAAATTCTCAGTAGGACAAAAAGCTGAAATCTACGCTCCCGTAGCAGCTCCCTTCTTCCACCGGACAATCGTTACCATCCTGACAGATGAAGGACACGATACGACTCACCTCGTCCAACTCCCATCAGGACGAATGATACCCGTAGCAGCAGAATTCCTTCATGTCTTCCCTCCCATCCTTGAAAACGGAAGAGAGGATATTGATGACCCCGTTAGCTGGGTACAATTCGAACTCATGACAGGAATTCCTGCCGATGTTGTACGCGGAACGGATAGTGAACATGGCTGACGAAGAATACACCTACGAAGCTCACGACTTCTCCCTACGCACAGGAGGAAAACGTTCAGGAAAGATGTGCTGTTCCAAGTGCGGGCTGGTTCCTACTAACAATGCCTTCACTATCTGGGCAACCAAGATGGGATGTAACAACCGTTACCATCCTTCGTATGCGAACAAACGTTACGAAACAACTAAAATTTTCTAAGGAGAAACAAATGACTAAATTGAATCTTCCAATCGTAATCCGAGTAGCCACTAATGGAGAAGAGATGGAATATAAACTCACAAAGGGTTCGCATGAAGGAATGGTAACTTACATTTACGAAACTAACATGTATGAAAACCATGCTACCGAAGACTTTGTTAAAAGGCTTATCGAGGATGGCACTTATCGTGTGGTAAGTGCAGGCACACAAGAGAAGAGCGACCCTCTTAGCTTCAAAATCAACATCGACTCTTCTTCCGTTACTTCGGCTCTGGCTGAAGCGAAAGAACTAGAAGCTACGTTGCTTCGTATCAAGGAACTTATGGCATGAAACCTCAACGTAACGTTCAAGGCTACCTAGCCACTGCCATTGGAACAGCTATGCTAGCTCTGGCATTCTTCATGCTGTGCTTGTTCCTACTCACGCCAAGTTGTCCATCTCTCGATGGCCCATGCAGTAGGAGCGTTCCCGGACACTATTGCCAAACAAGCTGCGATTGTTAATAAAATCACCATATTTAATAAGAAAGGAATAAAATGCTACGTAAATTACTGCTAGCTTCATTGCTAGCCCTCTCGTTGAATGCCCAAGCTGGCCCTTGGAATGACACATCCTCTCAAGGCTGGACAGGCGTTGACAAAGCTGCCCATGCTTCCGTGGAATTCGTCCTCGGAACCACAGCTTCCGTAATGTTGCCAGAAGATAATAAAACTAAAGCCTTTGCTCTCGCCTTCAGCGTAGGATTAGCTAAGGAAGCTTACGACACTCGCAAAGGAGGCTCAGGCTGGAGTAATAAAGACCTCGTGGCCGATGCAGTAGGCGCATACCTAGGAGTACAAATCGGGCATAAGTTACGTGTATATGCCACCAAGCGTGGCAATTGTACAGGTGTAATGCTTGAAGGCAATCTTAACTAGAACAAAAGCTCCCTTTAGGGAGCTTTTTATTATTAAGGAAATTTTATGAAAATAGGTAGTGTGTATCAAACGACTATGTACGGAGATATGGAAGTAGTGAAGTATGAAAATAGCAAGAAAGTCACAATTAAATTTTTGCACTCAGGAAATATAAGGATAGCACAGAAAGACGCGATTCTCAAAGGAATTGTAAAAGACAGAGGTCTAATTGAGCAACGGAAGAAGGAACAGACTATTAGAAGTGAGGAATATCGTAATAAACTTAAGCTCTCTGCTATTCAGCGGGAAGAAAAGGCCAAGTTGAAGTCTGATAAACTAAGAATTGTATCCGAAAATAAAGCCAAACGGGCTGAGCACCAGCGGCTTCGAAAATCAGAACTAGAAATTAAACATGGAGAACCTATTTGGGACGATTTCAAAATAGCCAGTGCTAAACAGTCAAATTCTGTGATTAACGTAGACTTTCAGGACAGGAATGGATACTGGGTACGGAATTTCAGGGACAAGCTTACAGGCGAATTTAAATTTACACGATTAGGTAAATTATACAATAACATGACTCAGCGCGGTACACCTAAAGGAAGTCTACAGAAAATTCAAAAGCACTATGAAGGAGTTGAATACGCTAAAGAATGGGAAGCTGCTGATGAATTTTGCTACTGGGTTGTAGATCAGAAAGGATGGAGCGAAGGTTGGCAACTAGATAAAGACCTAATTGGGAATGGTAAGTTCTACGGCCCTGAACATTGCGTATTTCTACCAAGAGAATTGAACTATTTGATTTCTGCGAAATCTGCATCTTCAGCGAAACAACTAGCCTCCGGGATGTGGTCTGTAAAAACTAGACTTCTTGGACAAATGAAAATTATACATGGAGAGTCTAAAGAAGAGGTTGAACAAACGGCTAAAAAGTATCGTCAGAAATTGATTCAAGTACTCGCCAGTCAATGTAAGGACAAACTAGACCCTCGTGCATACACTGCGCTAGTCAACTTTGATAGATGAAAATTACATAAGGATTTGATTTTAAAAATTTTTCTGGGAGCATGCATTTGACAATTGTTTTATACATTCCAGCCAAAATTATCAAGGTCAATACGGAAATCATAGGTAGATGTTATTTGACAAGGCTTCAAGAGCTAACGTGTGGCTAAACCCGTTTCGGGCACGGCCACAATGCCTCGCCAAGGCCCCAAAATATCGATATACGCCACTTTTGCCTACCTTCCCTTGTCCGACTACCTATTTCACGAAAGCGGCTCAAAACGCGTTTAAATCGATTCTAGAGGCTGTGAACAACTAACACACGTTCGTCTGATGTTTGTTCAAGCTACCTCATCGGTGGATAACTCTAGATAGGAGGTACGCTAGGAATGGGCCTAGGACACGATAGGAGGCCCTAGGAGACGTTATCTAGGAGGGGCTAGTAGGGTGACATAGGCAGGGCTAATTAATCGTCCTGTAGGCCCTATACGCTTGAGTGTTGTTAAGTAGCAACGAATGAACCGTTAGTGCGCTAAATGTTGCTCTGGTAACACTATGTCGTGCCATTGGCACAGCATTACTAATAAGAAAGAACGTTTGGCATGCGTGGGCTTAACAATCGCCCCCGCTTTCTATGTAACCTATACGTTACGTGCATGTATATGTGCCACCGGCACGCACCATATAGCCCCTATGGGGCCACATATGCACCATACACATATACGTACCACTCCTATATGACATACAGCTATATAACCGTACGTGCCAACGGCACCACATATACATTGCCCACGGGCAATACATAGCGCACTATTGATTAGCGTACTAAGCATAGTTGACAAATGGAAAAACGTGTGATATGCTATGCGTCCGGGCATGAGCGAAGCGAATGCCCTTATATACATGTATATACTATATATTATATAACTGTATTAGTAAGTATATGTGCCCACTGGGCACGACAGTAGTATGTCCCACAGGGACGCATTACCCCTTGCCTACCGGGGGTAGGTCAATCAAGGGGGGTATATGTAGCCCCACAGGGGCGTAATGTGTGTTATGTGCCCTGTGGGCACTACATAGCCTATACGCCTTGCCGAAGCCATTACAGGCCCTAGGTGGCGTTAATTTAGGGTAAGGGATAGGGAAGTGCCAGAATAGGCGAGAGACGGGCGTATAAGCCCTAGAAGTGACGAAAGCCAGCCTTGTTTAAGGGCTGGCTTTTTATTTATGCTACACCGACAGATGTCACCGTGTAAGTGTCGAATGTGAACGGTTCACGCATACCTTGCCGGATAAGTGAGCAATATGCATCACTTACAGTGTCCAAGGCTTGATGCCGGTGAACGTTGATAGCAATTGCGCTGTACACCTCTTTGCCATTGTGTTTAAAGGTCACTTTGTAATTGCTTTTGAGAATGTCGGACATGTTCATGTCATTAGCCTTTCAATGGGCGTTGAAACGGTTTAAAGCCTAAGCGTTTGCATTGGTCTTTGTAGTCTTTCAAAGCTGCGCCTAGCGTGCTGTAGCTGTTCCAATACCGGAAGCCGTAAGGGTCATTCCAGCCGTGCTTATCTGCCCATTGGCTGGCCTCTGTTGTTGCCTTATCGTAATCAAGGGCTTTCAACTCGTAAGAGCCATGATTAAGGTAGAGCGATACACGTTTAGTTTCTGTCCCATGCTGGTAGCCGTAGCCACAAGCAAATGCATAGGCCGTTAGTGTTTTGTCTTGACGTTCAAGCTTCGGCATTTTAATTTCCCCTGTCAACTTTACCGGCACATTCCAAAGAGTGGAAAACGCATTCCCCGAACTCATGTGCAGCTTCTAGCCAATTAAGGCCGGTTCTGATATCTGCACCATACACCACGTTAAAGCGGTTAACGCCTGTAGCGATGATTTGCACCGGATAATCTCCATCGGTGAACGTAGTGATAATTTGCTTTGGCATTTTAGTTATCCCTTATTCTGGAAGGTTATTAGCGGTTTTCTTAGTTACATCTTTATAGCTTTGGGGCCATTCCCCGTTAGATGTCCGTCCATACGTAACGGTAAAGAAATGCCCGTCTGTCTTCCCTTCAACTACATTACACTTCCGGCTGGATGGGAACTGTTCAAAGTATGCCAGTGCAGCTTGACGAGGGGAGGATTTAGTAACGCGGCCAGCGTTGCCATATGCTTGGAATTCTTTCATTTTGTTAATCCTTAAATAGTAATTTGCTTGAGAATATCTTCAATTGGCATAGCCAAGAATTCATCAGGCGAGAGAATCAATTCTTTAATGTCCTCTGCACTCTTTTCACGATAATACGGGGCATCTTTATAATTGATGCTCACCCGAATATTAATTGTCTGTTCTTTTTCTTCCCAATAGCTGCCCGGATAGCCGTAGGCGTACATTTGGAATTGGAGCAATGCACTGTCACGCATCCATTCGTTTTCGTAGTCCTGATATTCCTGTTGCTGGCTTTCGTCCAATTCATCATAGGACATTTCGCTTTCAATGTCGTTATCGGACAGAAAAGCCTTAAAGCACTGGCTCAACTGATCGTTAATGAATTCCTGTTGCTTTTCAGTGAAATAGCAACCAGAGCCATAACCATTGGAAACGAAGCAATCAACACTAAAACCCCCGTCCTGTCGTGGCATCCAGCCGGAAACATAATTGCCTTGAATGTCGTTCTTTGTTACGTCTCCCTCTTTGTCATGGGAGCGCAGAACAATGGAATTAAATTGTTCTGCTATTGTTTCGGCCAGCAATTCCAATTTGGTTTGGATGGATTCTGGTACAGAGTGTTTAAAATTGTTCATGGCGTTATTCCTTGTATTTAAGCTTTGCAGCTTCATATTTCATATTCAATTGAGCTAGCATCCTATCGCAGGACTCCATACGGCTTCTACGCCCGTCCGCCCTATGTTGATCCCTTGCCGCCGTGTAAATGGCAATCTCTTTAAGATAATGCTTTTCAAGCTGTGCGAAAATCTCTTTATTTGTCATTGGCACAGTGTAAGAGAGACGGGAAACAATTTCGCATCCGTGTGTGTCCCCTTCCATATAGCAATCGAGCGTATGCGAAGGGTTAAGGGTTTGCAGATAGGCTATTGCCTTTTCTACTGTCATTCCGTCAATCTCCCTTAACCAATCGATTTTGACAGTAAGAGTTTTAACATACATGATTGCATCCTTTCGTGTTTAAAACATGTGTGAATAGCGCCTATTTCTAAGCGCTATTGGCCTATGCTTTATTTGCCGTTTTCGTCAGCTTGTAAAGCTTCTACATTGCCGTAGTCGGTAACGAAATAACCTTCATAAGCTCCATATCCACGGTTAAGGCGTTTATTCCAATTGCCTGTTACACGGATTCCCAAAGCTTCGGCAATACGTAACATGCTTTCCTTGCCGCAAGCACCATCAAGAACGATTTTGTTTTGTTCGGGGTAGTAATGCATACCGTATAAGCCTTTATCGTTGCTGATATTCTCGCCATTTTCCCGTTTGAAACTGGCTTGCTCAGCAATCTGCAAAAGTCGGTCTTGATATTCAGCAGCCAGCCATTTACCGATGCACGTCCCTACCATGTCATAACCGCCACCCATGCATTTGTATCGCGTACCTGATTCCCGGCTATCAAGGCGGCAAATGTTATAGCCGTAAGTGTCCATGCCACGCGATACAGACCACGACAAGGCGAGATAGTTAGTTTTAATCATTTTATTTTCCTTTAATGTCAAATTCGATTGATTGCACTGGCTTAAAGCTAATGCCGTAGTGTGTCAGAAACGCGCCATAGGCGCTTGCAAGCGTTTGAAACGCGTTAGCGTCATCTTCTAGCCCGAGATAGCTTAAACGCTTATCTATGGCCTTTTCGTAGCACTCTGCGAAGGATTCCGGGTTAGCGCCTATGTCAGTTTGTAGGCCCTTGCCAATGACGCGCAGGACATAGCTATTAGGGTTTTGTCCATGTGGCCGGAATGTAATTCCAATTGGAGCGCCGTTAGCGTGTAGAAGCTTCATTAATTCACCTCTTTAACATTGAGGTATTGGCCGTGTGTCTCATCTTCCCATTCATCAATGAATGCACACACAGTGCCCCCGATAATGTCAATTCGTGCACTGTCCCCATAATCACTAAGAACGTGCTTTGGTACGGGTGAATAGTAACGGGCCTGTTTTGCTTTGGTAATAGCTTTCTTAATGTTTTTAGCTTTGATTTTGAAACGATCAACCCAGCAGTAATTAGCTTCACCGGCGAAAGTGTCAGTAAATTCTACGAAATAAGTTTTCATTTATTGCCCCTTTAACAGTGATGCCTTAATCGCTTTGAAAGCGAGAAAAGCTAAATAACGTTGCTCATAATTTTGTGCGTTAATTACGTGTTTCATAATTCCTTTTCAAATTAAGAGAATATGTAAATGAGCGCTCAGTTAAACGCTCATTGGCTTATTAGCTCTCAAACAGGTGAGTGTTAAACTGTCTTTTGATAGCTCTCAGTTTTCTTTGCCCATTCGATTAACTCACAAGCTAGTTTATTAGCCTGTTCTGGCGTTAGTCGCAATTCCATGTTTTGAAATTCACCATTAGACAGCCGGATAGTTACGCCAGCCTGTACAGTGGAATAACTGTAGCCTACTGAATAACCTACTGGCTGGTTTGCTGTGCGGTGACGGGATAAGAATTTGCCAGAGCACAGTATTTTGGTTCCGCTTTCTATAAGCATATTAGTCCTCAGTTAAACAGATTGTTTAGGCTGGAAACGAGTGTACTCATCCCCACAGCCAAAGCTGTAGCAATAATTACGATTGCCGGTAACTTCGTTTCCGCCTGTTGCAGGGCCTTTGCATACTCTGCCGGGGTTAGTTCGGGTTGATGTTTGTATTTCATGGCTTAAAGCCTTTAAAAAAGTAATGTATTTGATTGTCCGTGTCTACTAAGTCAAGTGTACCTATTTGACCAGTAATTACAGAGAATTTCGGATAATCATTATCGTAAATCGGTTCAGGTGTATCAACTACTACAGCAGTAAAGTCGCTAACTTTAACCATTATTACCTCACTGCCGGGGTAGTTAAACGCGTTGCCAATTTCTAGTAACCCGAAAGTAATGCGCCGCATATCACACCCCCATCAGAATAAACATTGCCGCTTCAACACTCCATTCCCGATTGCGCAGATACTTGGCAGCTACGCTAATGCCTAGAGTGCGCTTAATGATGCGTGCCCTTTCAGCTTGTGATACATTGTTTTTCAATTGAATTTTAGCCATGATTCCATCCTTTCAGAATTAGGAAACGATTTGACGAAGTTTTTCGATACGGGCGGCTTTGCTGGGGTGGCTCACGCTGCTAGCGGACGGCTTCAACAGGCCCTTAACTGCCTTGATAACGTCCAAGCCACGTTTTGCCATGATATGGGCTGCAAATTCATCGGCTTGATACTCTTGCCCATGATTGAGGGCCTGTTGCCCCTCGCCCTCTTGTGCCAGCTTGCCATACTTAGCCAGCAAGTCATTATCCGTTTCAAACTTAGCTGATTCAGGGCCGAACGATTCAACGAATTTACGGCCATGCTTCATTACCGAATGACCGAATTCATGGGCCAGAGCGAAAAACAGTTCGTCATCAGTCAATTGAGTAGTGTCACCCAAATGCACAATGTCCGGTGCGCCTACTACCCATTCGTAATCTGCAACTCGGGCCGTGTAATCAACCTTGAAAGTTACGTTGTGGTGCGTTTCAGCTTCCAGCACTGAGTTAATGTCGCAAATGCGCTTGTCGGCATATTTGCATGGTTCAGCAGCGAAAGAATAGGCTTGAAACAGGAAGCCTACGAGAATGTAAGAGAGGATAGCGCTTGCAATCCATTTAATAGCGTTAAACATGATAATCCTTTCATATATGCAACATTGCATGTAATAGCGCTGGCTCGCAACGCTATGGCCTGAAATGTCATTCGTAGATTCGCTCAACTTCGGCAAACCCGTTTTTGTCAGGGTTAGAACTTCCAGTCTCTGCATAAGAACAGCCGTTACTGCCTCTAACCGTGGCGTAGCTGATAGCTGCTAGTGCGTACGATTCGGACGAGGCAACCACTATGCGCCACTTATGCCCGTTCACTTCTACGATTTTGTTTTCAATCATTTGCCGCCCTTTCAGTTAAGAGAATCCGTCAATGCCCTGACTAGCAAGGCATTAGCTGATTAGCTCTCAAGATAAATCTGCAACTAAACGTAGCTCGCATGCATCCAGACTTTCGCAAATTTCCTCAAACAACAGGCGCTTTCCGCCGAAATCTACGACAATAAATTGATGCATGTAGAACATTGCGTCACTTGGCAACACTTTCTTAGTCATTTTGCGCTCCCTTGCATTGAAGCGAGAGCGGCGGCAAACGCCACCATGTCAGCATCGTTAGTTTCAAATTCGATAATCATTTTCGTTTCCTTTAAAGTTTGCTAAGTGCTTTTGTTGCAATCTCGCCTAACATCGTTGCAACGTCTACTTTAGTCCTGTCGGCATCCTTTGAAAGCCGCTCAATCTGCTGTAGCGCTGCAACCATGATGTTAAACGCCTCAAAGTTTTTAGCTTGTACATCATTCATTTTCTTACCCTTTCAAACGAACAAACCAAAGCACACATTTCTATGTGCTTTTGCGTATATTCGCTTACTAGCGGCATTCCCATGCGGCCAGCGTGGTGGAGCTATGCTTACTGCCTTCCCGGCGTTAGCTTCTCCCTAGGTCGAATTGTTAAAGAACTGAATTCTTGGCTTTCATCCTATCTCTACCGCTTGTCCCTACAAGGCATCCACCTACAGGACAAACTTAAGATCAAAGAACTACTTGCCTACTTCACCGACACAGCGTTTTGTGTGCCGATGTAGAGATATTAGGGCATATCGAAGGGAAGTGCAATACCCTTTGTGAAAATAGTTTGGAATGTAGCGTTTCCACACAAACGCCAGATACATAAAGAAATGTGCGCACGCGCATACACGCACGCGTAGCAAGTAGTATGCCAGCTAAGTATTATTACATTGTTACGTAAAACGGGGATGCATATTTACGGCATTCTGTAAAGACAAAATTCACCACACTTTCAGGCCAGTTTTAAGAAAATGCTTGACATTCTCAAAAGCAACTAAATAGTTGTCATAATTACACTCGCAAGTTATTGATTTTAAAGGGAAATTTGATAGTGACGAAAACGAGGGACTAGCAATACCCTCGCCTCATATTGACAGAAAACGCTTTAGAGGCCGTTTTAGCGCGATTTAGAGGTATGGATAAGCATACAGGTAGCTATATAACATTTTCTAGTTGTTTGCATGTAGGGATAGATACAAAGTTCATAAAAGAAAACCGGCTTTCGCCGGTTCTGTTAGTCGTTTATATCAACCTGATAGTTACATAATGCTTGTACTGCCCTTATGTCAATACTGTCTTTATACATATAGGCTAACTGCGCCATATACTTTTCTTTCATCCATTTGTAGGCCATAAATGCCTCCTCTGGCGTTTCAAAATTTCCCGATTCATTACCTGCAAATGTCCTGCACTTGGCAAGGTAAGGCGCAGCGCTTATACCAGACCATGTAACGCCTAACGGTAATTCGCCTCTGTCGGCTTTACGAGTCGTAAGCGCTTGATTGATACGCCTAGGAAGGAAAACACACGTCTCCTCGCTGTAGCACTTGTTACCCTTAACTAGCAGGTCTTTATCTAATTGGTAATCCTCGTTATCAAACCCTTTTTGCAAGTTGCACCATTCTGCGAAAAAGTCAAAATCTTTAAAGTTTTCCGACATGTGGCAACCAATGTAATAAGGTTTTCTTTCATGCACTTTTGGATTAGTACACCTATGAATCATGCTAGTCCATTTTGTGTATTCCCTGCTATGAACTCCCTTAAGACTTCTTACATATTTTCCTATCACACTATTCTCCATAAAGCTAGCACTTTATCACGAGTGTTGTATTTTGTCAACTTCGGCGAATGTAGCAAAGGTAAGCTACTTAACATGGTACTCACAATTTGAACAGGTTAACATGAGAGTAAGGCAGTATGTCCTATCAGTTACTATCCGGCAATAGTGTGACGTTCTTTGTCTAGGGAGCTAACATTGATCTACCGTAATTGTTATTTTCAATACAAGTTTTGTTTGCTCTTTTGCAATTTTGTGAATAACATGCCGTAGGAGCAACTTTTGCTGAAGTTATCAACAGGACAGGCCCAAAATCCGTCCAAAATGCGAGTTAACCACACGATATCCACAGGCTGTTGCAACTTTGCAACAAAAGATGTCAAAGCGACAAGCCTGCCCGTTTTCCGGCCCTGCTCGGAGCCAAACTTGTCCTAAGAAGAGAGTCAAAAATTCCCCAGTCGGTGGGAAAATTCAGACTTTCATTTTCCAAATGAGATTCCGAAAACGTTCTCAGAGGCGTTTAAATCAAGTGGCCTGAACATTCCCATCAAACCAAAAAGAAAACCCGCCTGAGCGGGTTCTAATGTGTTTCTAGGAGCTTGTTATTCAGACGAAGTTCTCAGGCTCAAACGCATTCATCAGAGCATCAAATTCGTCTGGGTCATTGTCGCTGTAGGAGTAGTCAGCAACGACTTCCGATCCGTCTTCAGCATTTCCTAGAACGAGGAAAATATGGTGAGGCTTGAATCCCGGCTTCTGTACCCAGACGCTCGATTCATCCAGATTGAAAACACACTCCATTGCGTCTGTCACTTGCGCGGCAGGGTTTTGCATCTTTTCCATGCATTCCCCATCCCACACACTGAGAATGGTGAACCCTTTTGCCACAAGCATTTCAAGTAGAGCAAACACCACACGACGTTCATTTTGAGCACGCACGTGCATGTCATTCCTTGGGAACAGGATAGCATCGATATTCAGGGCCGGAACATTTTGCAATTGCATTTGTTTCTCCTTTTATTCAATGGGTTGGTGCATCATAAATCAACCACACTTCACCTTCAACAGCTTGTCCCCGTTTTGAGACAAGATTACATCCTGTAGGTGCTCCAGCGTGTAGCAGAGCTAATGTAGCATATTCATCCTGATTAACTCCATACCCTATCTTTTGTCTACGTCTACCCTGATAAAGCATTGGAGCATGAAATAGAGGGCCTTCACCCTCAACTGGGCCATCCGTCCCATACACTGTATGAGATGCTACTGGATTACCTTTGTCGTCCTTTGCGAAATGTTCCAGCAGGACAACGTAGTGTTTGTATTGCTGCTTCACCATGATTTCCTCCCTAGTTGCTGGAATATAAAATTCTAGGCCAAAAATAAAGGCCCTACAAGAGGGCCTTCGATTTAAAATATCACAAATGAAATATCAGCAGGAATGTCCTAGTCTGGTACGCATCCGTACTTTCGGAAGGCTTCGCACATACGTTGATGGCCGAACATACTGCCTTCCGAGGCTTCGTCTTGTGCCAGTATCTCGTTATGAGGGACACTGAACACAATCGTTTCTGCGTACATTCCGCCATAGGCATACATAGCAGAGCTTTCACGGTTGATAGTGCTCACACGATATTGAACACCGTTACATTCTACAATATCTAAGGCTACACGATTGCTCATGGCTTCTCCTTGGACGCTTGCGTCGTATTGGCACGAATGGCTTTTAGGGCGTATTCGCGCATCATCTTGTGGATGTCGCGCTGCATCTCTGGTGGAATCAGCGATCCGATTTCTGGTAATGGCGGCAGCTCTCCCGCGTCATCAGCGGCGGCTTTGCTGAAGTGTTCCTTGATTTTGTTGAAATAATATTCGTACCCAAGCGTCGCATCTTTGGCGTAGCCATCCAGCAACCTGATTAACTCCAGATCGGAATCAGTATGGGCGGCAACCATTTGCGGCCCGAAGGTGTGCTGTCGGGGCAGTGTGGTGCTGAAAGTGTGACGGCCTTCAGCATGTGGATCACCATTGAGTAAAGTATTGCCAGCCTGTGCGCTGCCAGCTTCGGCGTCGATAACCCCATCACCCCACACGATCTCTCTGGCACGCGCAAAGCGGGTGCGGAAGTCAGTCTGCAAGGCGAAGTCCTTAACAGCAGTCAGCACGATTCTTTCAGCAGCTATCAGGTCAACCAGCGCCGCCCGTAAAGCACCTTCCGGCACGGCTGGCGCTACGGATGGTGCGCGGCGGGCGGCTTGCCACATCGCATGGCCGACTTTGGCACTGAATTCTGCGTACTGGTCTGTCCCCTCGACCTTAGACAGCGATGTGAACGGGAACTCTTTCTGCATCACTGTTTCAAAGTCAGCGCGGGATTGGTCTTGGTTGGTAGTCATGTCTTCTCCTTATTTCTGAGCTTTCTTTTTCTCTTCCTTCATGCGTTGAGTGTACATGTCACTCAGTTCCTGCATGAACAGCGTAGGCGAGTAGCGATATTCATACTTAGTTGGGTCACGACGGTACACAATCACGATATCCCCATTTACCTTACGCTTCACTTGTGCATGGAGCTGGCCCGTAGCCTCGTCGTACACTTCAGCAGCGTTAGCACCATAGTGATTGATCTGCATATGCAGGATGCATTGAGCAACAGCCCGGTTAGCATCCAGCGAGCTATTGGTACGAACAATCTCACGATTGAGGAAGTAGACAGTTTTGATATCGCGGCTCATGATAGTTCCTACATTGTCAGAAAATGTTATTGAAAGTTGTCCCACTGTTCCCGTTTATTGTTTTCACGCACCCAAGACTTCCCACGTTTAGCTTGCTCACGCTTAGCATTAACTTCGGCATCACGTGGAGGCTTGGACAGACGTTCTTTACGGGTGTTACGTTCAAAATTAATGTTACCTTGCATTGTTGTTTTCCTTTTGTAATTACAAAAATGCCCAAGTGCGAAGGGCCGCTTTTCCCGGCGTACCGTAAGGCTGGGAACCGGAACGGTAATGTTTGCCCCACCCTTTACCAGCGTACTTACCTTCACGCTTGTTACGGCTAGGGACGATGCGTTCTACTGGCTCCGTAGCGACGATGGCATGGTGAGCAACCACGTGCTCCAGATGATTTGCAACATCAACCATACGGATAGCGAAGTCTGCCTTAGCATCCGTTACCTGAGTTTTCAGGAAATTGGTAATAGCCCCCTTAGCGTGGTTGAGGGTAGGGTAGCCCACAGCCTTGGCCCATTCTGCGCCTTCGATATAAAAACGTTTCGACATGTCAGGAGCTACGAGCCAGAAGATGGTGAAACCTTTGTATTGAATTTCTTGCATGATGTTCTCTTTAGGTTGGTAGCACTACTTACGTAGCACTTGGTTTAAATTCGCGTTGTTTGCTGCGATGGATGAATCATACCTAGAAAATTCAAACCATGCAAGAAGTTTTTGAAAATAAATTCGGAGAGGCGAAATGTTGACAAGTAGCACTACATGTGTAATGATAGAGCTTTTTATCTTGCAAGGAGGTTTATGAAAATTGAAGATTTCAAGGAAAACGGGCTATGGGTAAAGAGGCGAGGACCGAAAGGCGCACAGATGGCAACAAGGGCCTATCTGCTTTGGTATAGCATGAAAGGAAGACTCAAGATGAAAGACCTCAAGCCCTCTTATGTTGAATGTGAGATTTCTACTGAGTTCCGAGACTTCCAGAAATTTGCTGAATGGTGTCAACATCAAATAGGGTATGGTAATGAGGACTGGCAACTCGATAAAGACCTTTTAACGAAAGGCAATAAAACTTACTCTCCAGATCAGTGTGTGTTTGTGCCAAGAGAAATCAATATGGCACTTGTAAAATGTGATCGCAGCAGAGGAAATTGTAAGATCGGTGTCTACTACGAGACAGAGCGAGGTGGATATCATGCCTCATTGAGAAGGAAAGGTCGTAAGAAAAATCTTGGACTATATGCCACAGAGGATGCTGCATTCTCTGCGTATAAGGTTGCGAAAGAACGGTATCTGAAAGACCTTGCAGAAGAGTTCAAGGAAGCGCTTGATCCACGAGCTTACCAAGCGCTTCTGAACTATGAAGTAGACGTTGACGACTAACAAGCCTTACTCTTTCGGAGTTAACAGGGAAGCTAGGTGAGACAGTTTGCTATTGAACTCCGCAGAGAGTTGTGCAATGGCATTCATCACGTCGGCAGGAGTAGCTTGTGCTACACTTACAGGAGGTTCTGTTACAATAGTATCTCCTGACTTCGACTCCAGTTTCTTTTCTTGTTTCTCCGGGCTTGGAGACAACATGTTCGGCAACGGACGAGGTGTACGTGGAAGGCGTTGCCGAAGTTTGACAACCTGATCCTGACGGTTAGTGGCTTGCTTAAAACGCTCCATAAGGACCTTCTCGTCAGCCGCAGAAAGTGGGCCAGTCATATGATAGTAATCCAGAGGATACCACTGAGGATTGCCAGTGCCATTCCACGCTTGAATCTGGTTGCCTTGCATAGTATCAGCGAGGAACACTACACCTTCACGTTTAGCTGCATCGAAACGGCAGAGGATATCGGTAGTCATGGTAGCTCTCCTTAAAGGTAGATGAACACAAATTTAACTAGGCTTTGTTCTTGTTGCTTCCATCGTTACTAATGTGCGGTGGACAATTCACAGTTTAGACGAACTGCTGAGCAATTCAAGAAAAATTTCAATCGTGCGTACAATTAGCCACGACAAAAATACAACGTTGAAAGTAGGAAAATATTGAGAATAATCAATACGTTAGATAGCTCTCCTTGCTTACTGGATGAACACACAGTGGTTCTTGCGGGGCGTCATGAAAAGTAGTAATATATGAATAGCCCATACTGAGGCCAATGAAAATCTCCTTCAAGCAATACTTGGAAGGCTAGGTTGTTGCATTTTTGAAACTTTTACGAGTTACAGGTAGATTTCAGCCTTGAGAAGGATGTTCTCTGTATAGAAGGAACTGAAAATTCCCCAGTGTACATGGAAATTCGAAGTGTTGCATTTCAAAGCAAATTCCGAAAAAGTTTGGTAGCACTACTTGACAACGTACCAAAACAGGTTGACAATCCAGTTTTCGATTTAAACTTAACAGGAGAACACATGAAAGTAGCAAGCAACAAAGTTGCCATCATTGACAAGGCTCTTGAACTACTGTGGGATGGCAAGGATGTAAAGGAATGGGAGAAGGAAACATTTGCTTGCCTTGCTGTAGTAGCCGCAGGTATCGAAATTCTGGGCATTAAAGGAAAGAAATCTGAGGCTCTGAGGGTTTCAAAATATCACCCAGAAGTACGACCAATCTGTGAACGAATCATCCAATACATCAACGGACGGTACACTGTTCTTTCGTATCTTACTTGGGACAAGGGCATGAAGCAACGGGATATTACAGACGAATTCCAGCAAGATTTCCGTAAGCAAATGCTGCTGGACATTAAGAAGGAGATGATGGAATGAATGCACGCCAGAGAGGCATTATCGCTCAAATCGAGAGCATTAAACGACGCGTAGAGAAGGTAATGTATTTTGAGAACGGGTACATCTGCGTCTACGCTACAACTGAACCTTATGCGTGGGAGATTAAAAAGTTGGTGGAAATGCATATTGGAGATACTAATGAAAGCTTGGGAACGTTCCTTAAGATGAAATGGGGAATGGGTATTAAAGAGCCTCTGCCTTACGAAGTGGTCAACAGCTACCGTATTTGCATGCTGAACAACATGATCCGAATGGTGAAGGAGGGTGAGTATGTGTAAAGCTTATCAACGTCAAGTCATCGTTGGGCGTACATACCTGACGCAAGAAGGTGAGCAAAATGACTAAAATCCTGAGAGAACAAATCTATATCCTGCAAGTCATTAAAGAAGAAAGGCAAGCAGGACTTTATGACTCACCGTATGTTTGCGACAATATACAGTGCAGGTTTGGTTGGCACAGTGACGAAGTTGGCAACATCAGCCACGACATCAAGAAATACATCCAAGGAGAGTTCTGTGTACGGTCGTGGCTGTCTAAGAAAAATGGAAAATTCTACAGTAACGAAGATAAGGTAGTAGAAGTAGCTCGTATCAAAATGATTGATACACTTATTGAACGCTACACAACACAATTGGAGGAAATGCAATGAAACTGTACGATATAATAAAAAGCTTGCAATCGGCTCAAGGTAACATCGCAAAACAGTCCATCTTGGACGAGAACAAAGACAACGTGCTGTTCAAGGCATACATGAAGGCAGTGTATGATGTAGGCATCAACTACTACATGAAGAAATCACCTAAAGTGCATGCGTCTAGCCTTGCTACTGTCGATTTGGAGTTCGTTGATTGGATCGTTGCATGCATCGCTGGTCGTGTAGTCACCGGAAAGGATGCTGAGAACGTTCTGAAGATGAATCTGGCAGCTATGGATGCGGAAGGACAAGAATTGGTGCAGTATATCCTTGATCGCAAGATTGGTGCATCTGTGGGCGACACGATGGTGTTGAAAACTTGGCCTGACTTGTATTTCCTTCCACCCTACAACCGCTGTTCCCTGCTGGATGACAAAGCAAAGGAACGCTTTGAAAAACTGTTCGCAGAGAAAAAGCATGCTTTTGTTCAGACTAAGTTTGATGGTAGCTTTGGCTACGTAGTACATCGTAACGACGGTTCGATGGATATTATCACTCGCCAAGGCTCCAAGTACCCTCAAGGGTTTGCTAAAGAACTTGCACAATATGTCCCAAAAGGCTCCGTGCTCGTGGGCGAGCTGATGGTAGGTGTGGCGAATTACAATCGCCCTGACGCAATGCTGGAACGTAAAGAAGCAAATGGCATCCTGAATAGCTGTCTGAAGGATGGAGACGGGTTGGAACAGTACCATCGTGTTCATGTCCATGCTTGGGATATGTTGACGCAAGAAGAGTTTGAAGCAGGTAAGTCGAATGTGAAGTATATCGAACGCCTTCAGAAGCTAAAGAACGCTTTGCAAAGTGCTCCAGCGAACATTAATGTCGCAGAGACATGGGCCGTAGGTTCTATGAAGGAGGCATACGACATCTACACCGATCACACTAGCCGTGGGCTGGAAGGCTGTATCCTCAAGAACCCTGACTCGCTCTGGAAAGATGGAACCAGCAAAGAAATGGTTAAGATGAAGATCAAGTTCGAAGTGGAGATGCGCATTACCGGCACATATGAAGGTGAAGGGAAAGCTGCTTGCAAGCTGGGAGGCATCTACATCGAATCTGAGGACGGTGGTATCCAATGTGCTTGTGGTTCAGGTTTCAACGATTCCCAGCGAGAGCAGTTCTGGGATACGCGGGCTGAGATGATTGGCAAAGTGGTTGCAGTGGAAGCCAACGATATCACTCAAAGCCGGGAAGTAGGTAAGAAGCCTTCGCTGTCGTTGCCGATTTTCGTAGAGGTGCGGAACGATAAGACCGTCGCTGACACTACCGAACGCATATATGCTCAACTTGAAAGTGCGAAGCATGGACATTGCTGATACAGAGAAGCTGAAAGAGGCCAATGACTATATGAAAGAAATAACATACATTGGCCCAGCAAGGCAGGCACATCTAGCAAGCAGGGCTATGTTGATTATTGAAACACTGCTCCGAAAAGAGCTTGACAAACAGTCAGGCAGGGTATAAGATACTCACTCGTTGCACTCTATAAAGAGTGCTTCTTACTAAATTAACCAAGGAGAAGACGATGAACGTGAAGGCATTCCATGCTGCAATGTGCGAGGTACGTGATGGTGAACGCCGGGATGAGATTGGCATTTGCACCAATGTCATGGATTTACTGTGTATCGACGGAACAACTAGGGGATGGTATCACTGGATTGAAGCAAACGCACAGCTTTGGCCTGAGTACTCAGGCCACAAAGAATACCCAGTACCGCATTCTGACTATGATCCTGAATCTGCCTATAACGAAAGTGACGATTTGCTTTGGGATATGGATACAGAGTACGGACAAGCACGTATGCGTCTTCTCAACTTCCTCATTGAACGTGCGGAAGAGGAAATCAAACAATAAGAAAGGTAATCAAGCAGGATGCAGATATCCAATAAATTATCTTTAGCAGAGCTACAGGAACTGTTCTACTACGATGAAACTAGTACAAGCTGCCTACGCTGGAAGGCAGATCGTTGGTCAGGCCGAGGACATGCAAGACTTATGGCTGCTAAGAATGCACCTGTAGGTTCAAAGCGGGAGGGTTATTGGAAAGTAAGAAGCCTGATGGTTCATAGAGCAGTTTATATGTTGACACGTGGCGTAGACTTACCAAAGAACATTCAAGTAGATCACGAAGATGGGGATGGCTTTAACAATGTTCAAACAAACCTGAGAGAAGCAGACCATTCTCTTCAGAGTCGAAATAAAGGAAAGCGTGCCGACAACAAGACTGGGATAACCGGAACAAACGTTAAATGGAGTGGTGAACGAAGCTATGTCACAGCAACTTGGAGAGTTGATGGAAAAGTGCGTAACAAGTATTTTTCTATTGATGATCTAGGCTACGAAAAAGCGCTTGAACTTGCTGTGGCAGAAAGGAAACGTCGGCTAGTTGAGCTAAATGCTTCCGGTGCGGGATACACTGAAAGGCACGGAACATGAAGCGGTGGATAGTATTGTTGGTGCTGTTGCTCGTATGCTCTCCACTGGCAATACCTCCTGCCATGCCTAAATGGAAAGGGCCTGAGCAATGGCGTTGTCTTGCTTGGGTCGTTCATGATGAAGCACGTGGAGAGCCGCTAAAGGGAGCAAGAGCCGTGCTGGACGTTGTTCTGGCAAGAATGAAGGATTCAGGCAAGACAGCATGTGAAATTGTGGCTGCACCACGGCAATTCTCAGGCTACAAACACGAGCGGCAGCTTTACGAACTTAAGAATGAAGCACTACTACGCTTCGTACAAGTTGCAAAGATGAAGCCCATTGCTGTAGAATGCAAACACTTCCATGCTACTCATGTTAGTCCAGCATGGGCAACCAAAATGATTAGGTGTTTCCAAATTGGGAGGCACGTATTTTACAAGGAGAGAAAACATGTCCGTAGATAAAGTAGAAAATGGGAAGCAGTATCGTTACAACGGTAAAGATGCAAACGGTGTTAATTGGTTCATCCCCGGCTCAATTGTAACAATCACTGGAGAGGTATCAAGTCCCACTCCTGCTGCATCTGGCCCAGCCGAACGAGATGACGTAGGTGGTTATAAGTGCGAAAAGGGACAGATTATTAATGGTTATGCACGCAAATGCAGTTTGGAAGAAATTGAAGACAGTCCTGTCAACTACACCGTGAGCATCGTTGGCAACAACACTACCATCACTCTGCAAAAGCGCCTGAACATTGAAGAAGTGCATGCGTTCCTGAAAGCGGTCGGTGTATGAGTGACCACGACGAAAACAAAGGGCTGGTAACAATCACAGCAGCCGAGTACGAGAAACTGAATAGGGATTCTCTGTTCCTGTCGTGCTTGCGAGGTGCAGGCGTCGATAATTGGGAAGGCTACGAGTATGCCGTTGAAATGTTGAATGAGGAAGACGAATGAGTAACCAGTATGATCTTGGTATCCCTAATTGGTGGAAGGAGCTTGGTTGTGTTCGGAAGCCGAGCTATGCCTGCGGCGAGCAGGTTGCCATGCAGGATGAGATTGACAAGCTTCGTAAAGAGCTTGAGCTGGCTTATAGTAAGCTGAAATTTGCAAACGATATGATTCCATGCTTCGATGAACTTATGGAGCAATTTGCGGCAACTTGACTTAGTTAAGTAGGTAGTGTAAGATAGCAATTTATCCCGTTGGAGTGTAAATTGCTAAAACTATGTAGTAAATGTTTGGTTGAGAAAGCTATTGACAACTTCTCACCAACAGTAAGAAACATAGATGGAAGTGTTAAGTACAGAAATAGTTGGTGCCATCAGTGTAAAATTGATACGCGAATATGTAAGCAAGGAGGGAGAATTAGACCTATTCCGAAGGTGTACGAAGACAGCAAAGAGTGTCTAGAATGCAGGGAAATAAAATCACTCGATGAGTTTTCTCCAGCCAGCAGAGGAAGGATGGGAAGAGCAGCTTATTGTAAACCTTGCTCTAGTAAACGCATAATCAAGTCTGAAAGGTATCAATCAGGTGCAAATGTTGAAAATACCAGAAAGTATAGAAGAGAAAATCCAGAGAAATGTCGCGCAGCGGCTCGCATAAGCCAGTTTAATAGAAGATCAGTAATTAAAGCTACTTGTGACGGAACCGTAACCGAAGAATTTTTAAAATCTGTTTATGCTAAAGAAATTTGCTACTGGTGCAAAAAATTTGTTAATCGTAATAAGAGGACGTTAGAGCATATCAAAGAGTTATCGCAGGGTGGAGTACATTCTGCTTGCAACATTACTATGTCATGCTCTAGTTGCAACTCAGCTAGAAAAGGGAGAATTAAATGATTACAGTAGAAGGAAAGTGCAATATTAAGGCAACCGTATTGGCTGACAGTATAAGTCCTCAAGGGGTAAGATTTCTGACTTTTGAGCTGGAATACCCGAGGATTATTTTAGCGGAGGTCAATACCCATCGTATGCTGTCTAAAAACAGCTTCAGTAGCCGTGCTGTGCCATTCGCTAAGATGGTGGAGCAACTTAACGGGAAGCCTGTGCGCTTCGGTGCGAATCAAGCTGGTATGCAGGATAAAGGAGAGGATTTTGATGCTCCAGTAAAAGGCACATGGGGATCTGCTCCTATTCCTCCAGAAGTCGCATGGGACGATTACAAAGATCAGTCCGTACGGGCAGCTAAAGCCTTCTATGAAGCTGGCTATCACAAGCAAGTGTACAACCGCTTGATGGAGCCATTCCAAATGCAGAAGACCATTATTAGTGGTACGGAATGGGACAACTTCTTCTGGTTGCGTGATGACAAAGCAGCAGACCCCACGATTGCTGAACTGGCCCGTGTAATGCGTGAAGCAAAGGGAGAGTCAGTTCCACACTTGCTAAAAGCTGGTCAGTGGCATTTGCCATACGTGGACTGCATGTGGTTAGGGGATGAACAAAACTTCTACCTGAAGGCAGAAGAACCTGCGACAGAAGACGGAATGGGCCTTGCAACACCACTGACTCTTGAACAGGCTATCAAAGTGTCCTGTGCTCGTTGTGCAGCAGTCAGCTATCGTAACGAAGGATACGGGCTGGAGAAGAGTTTGGAGTTGTATGACCGTCTGGTAGGCAGCGAGAAAAAGCATGCTTCTGCGCTGGAGCACTGTGCCACTCCGATGCAAGAAACGCAGATTATTATTCGGGAAGGGACTAGTGTAAACGTTTTAGATGACCCTAACACTTGGGAACCGGGCATTACTCACATCGACCGTAAGGACAACCTGTGGAGCGGCAACCTGCGAGGATTTATCCAGTATCGTAAGCTTATCAAAGGGGAGAACTATGAGAAAGAAGACGCTGGAGTATAGGCTTCAGTATGCGTTGATGCTAGCGAAGCTTGATCCTAATTCCAGAGTGCTGTTTGCGTTTAGTACATATGTTAAGGCTAGAAACGCTTGGCATACGTTGATTAATCTTGTAGGGAAGCCTAATGGCTTCTCTTTCAACGTGACGACGAAAACCGCCAAGCATGAGAATGGAGGGATTATTCGTTTCGTGTCTCTGGAAGACCCTAGCTACATCTCTGGGATGCAGATTTCACATGCGTGGGTTGAAGAGGATTTGGAGAGCTATCAACGCGAAGCTGTAGAACTGCGTATCCGTTCCACTGAACAGCACCGCGAGCCTATGGGAATTTACGATGAGTATGGGATAACAAGGAAGATGGATTACTGATGAACTGGGCTGACTATTTTTATTATGATGAAAGCAGCCCTTCTTGTCTCCGATGGGCTGTAGATGTAAGGGCAGGAAAAGATCACGGACGTGTAATCGTAAAGTCAGGGGACGTAGCAGGTCACGTTGTCGCAAGTGGAAATTATGACGTCGGTTTAAATTACAAGAAGGTTAGAGTTCACAGGATAGTGTGGGAGCTGCACTTCGGAGAGATACCTAAGAAAATGGTTGTAGATCACATTGACGGAAATAACAGAAACAACCACATCGGAAATTTGCGGATTGTAACTCAAGCGATTAATTCTAGAAATGCTCGGAAATGTTCTAATAACACTACTGGAATAAACGGGGTTACATGGTCTACTAACAGCAGCGGAGTTCTGTACGCAAGGGCGGATTACATTAGAGACGGAAAGTACGTCACTAAGTACTTTAATACACGCAGAATGGGACTTCTCCCTGCTGTCGCAGCGGCTGCGAAGTTTCGAGAAGAGGCTATAGTATATCTAAACAAGCAAGGGGCTGGCTACACGGAGAGGCACGGAAAGTGACAAATGAAGAACTTGCGGAAAAATATGAAATTGACCTTTCGCACGACCACAAGACGGGCTGTCCCGGCTGCTTGCGGAAAGGAAGAGATAACTCTCGTAACAACCTCCAAGTATATGCAGCTACGAGGTCTGCCCACTGTTTTAGTTGTGGATGGACAATTGCTAGCGAAGAACACAGGGAGCGTATGGGATGGAAAGATAGTCAAGAGGAGGAAGAAGTGTCAACGAGAGAACGTATTACTGACGAAGAACACGATCAATTAAAGAAATACACTGGAATGAAAGCTAAGGGTTGGCGAGGAATCAAAGACGAAACATCTAAGTTCTTTGGACATCGTTTCTCTTATGACGAAGAAACTGGAGAGGTAGATGCTCATTATGCGCCAGCCACAATTGAAGGGAAGCTAACTGGCTACAAGGTAAGAAAATTACCTAAGGACTTCTCCAGTCCTGTAGGCGTCGTGGGAAAAGACTGCGACCTTGTAGGCCAGTTCCGTTTCCAAAACGGAGGACGTGTTCTGCTTATCGTTGGTGGCGAAGTAGATCAGCTATCCGCTTATCAAATGCTGGCAGAGTATCAAGCCAAAAGTGGCTACGACCCTGTTGCTGTAGTATCACCTACTGTTGGTGAAACTGGCAGTGTAAAGCAGATTCAGGCGCAGTACGAATGGATCAACAAGTTTGACAAGATCATCATCGGTATGGACAATGATGCCGCTGGTGAAGCTGCTACGCACAAGATTGCTAAGGTGCTGCCGAAGAACAAAGTGTACGTAGCACGCTGGAGCAAGAAAGACCCGAACTTGATGCTGACTTCGGGCATGGAGAAACAGTTTGTCAATGACTACTTCAAGGCAAAGCCATACACGCCTGATGGTATCGTTGGTGCTGCGTCTCTGGCAGACAAGATTCGTGAAGCAGCAGCTATGCTCAAGATTCCTCTGCCTCCTTTCATGCACCGTCTACAATCCATGATGGCTGGTGGTATCCCGTTGAAGACGATTATCAATCTCGGCTCAGCGTCCGGTACAGGGAAGTCAACCATCATCGATGAGATGACCTACTACTGGATTTTCAACAGCCCATACAAGCCGGGTATCGTCACACTTGAGAGCGACAGTGGGCAGTATGGTACGAAGATTCTGAGTCGTCATCTTGGACGGAAGATTGACCTTATCGAGGATGTCAACGATAAGCTTTCCTATCTTGATTCGGACTACGTTCGACAGAAGGAACGAGAGCTGTACTTTAGGGAGGATGGTAGCGAACGCTTCTACCTTATTGAAGATCGTGATGGTGGCTTGGAGTCGATGAAGGAGAAGATTGAACAACTTATCATTGCATGTGGATGTCAGCTTATCATTCTCGACCCGCTGCAAGACATCTTGGACGGTATGAGCAACGAAGACCAAGCAGTGTTCTTGAAATGGATGAAAGGTATGGTAAAATCTCACGACGTAACGTTCATCAACGTGAACCACGTTCGTAAGAGCCAAGGCGGCAAGCAAGCTAACTCGACTGGTGCAGACTTGTTTGAGGAAGACATGCAAGGTAGCTCGTCTATCTTCAAATCAGGGGCATGTAATCTGCTGTTCAACCGCAACAAAGAAGCTGAAGATGAAATCGAACGTAACACTACTAAGATGAAGGCTTCTAAGATTCGTTGGACAGGAAAGACGGGCGTTGCTGGTGAATACTATTACGATAATGCAACGCACACCATGTATGACAAGGAAGATTGGCTTGCGAAGCATGGAGTGAAGGAATTTTAACAACCACGTAGGTAGGTAGCATTAGCTACGTGCCTACTTCCTTAAGGAGAACAAAATGAGCGTAGCAACTAGCTGCATCACCGACCGATTCAAGAATACTTTCATTCGCTTGGCTGGTGAAGATACAACCGATATCCAGAAAGCACTCTTCAGAATGGGCTTTCGTTGGCATGGAACTGACCGGAATTTGAGAAATGATAAAGTAGAGTACATTCGAGTAGACGAGGACGGAAATATGTGGCTAGCTGGAGAAGGTGGAGGGCTTACTAATCCGAACGATGCAGCATTTTTGGCAGACAAGGAGTACAAGGAAGTGTTCCGTAATGATATTCTGAACTCTGCGGAACAAGTACGGAAGATCAAGCGCAAGGAAAGCAAAGAACAGAAGAAACGTGCTGCGAAGCGTAAGTGGACTGAAAATGCCCTGTACCACACGCGAGGATGGATGCCAGAGCACCTTCAAGGAGAGCTTGTTGCTGTTATGACCCGTGCGGGTATTGTGCTTTCCGGGTACGCAGATAACTTCCGCTGGAAAATTGCCAATTTGGGTGGCGACATCCTCAGTTACAAACTGTTGAAAAAGAATACGCACAAACAGAAGCCAGAAATCGTAGCTCTTGAAGATTTCTTCGCAGCAGTGGCACATGACATCGGCAAGGGCGTAGCAATCCCTGTGCATGATATGGGTGCAGAGGAAGCTGTGAGTCTTGAGACAAGTGAGGCTCCTGACACTAACCCTAAGCGACAGTATGGAGTTGCTTCTGTTCCGCTGAATATGTGGAGTCCTCTGGCCTCTGCTTACGGCTCTCTTGGCCTGTACAACGGTGCTCTGAAGTATGGCAAGGCTAACTTTGCTAACACTCCGGTGGAAGCCTCGATTTACATTGCTGCTGCATTCCGTCACCTGTCTGCATGGGCATGTGGTCAAGAGTTTGATCCAGCAGATGGTGTACCGAATCTGGGCGGGGTATTGGCTAACATTGCTATCCTGCTTGAAGCACGTGCTGCTGGTACTCTGATTGACGACCGTCTGAAGATGGCTGGATATCTGAAGGAAATCGAGCAATTGAAGGAAATCGTGAAGCACCTGAACGAGCTGCACGAAGGTAAGAATCCGAAGCACTACACAAGGAAGTCGTGATGGGAATGTACACAGAGTTCAAACTCGACTGCCACATCAATCCTGATGCCCCAGAGGATGTACATGAATTTCTTCATTGGCTGGTAGAAAACAACTGGGGTAAATACACTGGGGACTTGGTAGGTACACATTCCTACTTCGGTTTGAGCAGGATGTCTCAAGTCTGCATGGCAGGAAGCTACGAGGAAGGCTTCCTCAGCGTTCTATCCGAATGTAAGAACTACGACAGACAGATTGAGCATTTTATGCACTGGCTTACCCCTTACATCACTGAGCCAAAAGGAAAAGTAATCGGCATGTGGCACTACGAAGAATGGAAACATCCTATCCAGATTCGCCATTTAACGGCACTACAGGCAGGAGACATCGAATTATGAAAGGATACAAGTAATGGCACCAGAAATTATGATGTACAGCGGGGAGTACTTTAATTTCCTGACTCCGGAGACTTCGGAGTTCACGATTGAAGACGTTGCTATGGCTTTGAGCCGGATCAATCGTTACACAGGACATACTGCGTTCCCGTACTCGGTGGCACAGCATTGTGTTCTGGGTAGTCTTCAGTTTGAAGATAAGAAGCTGGCTCTGGAGTTCCTGCTGCATGATACGTCAGAAGCGTTTATGGGCGACGTAGCAACTCCGTTGAAGATGATGCTACCTGAGTACCAAGTGATTGAGAAACGCGTTGAGAAGGCTGTTGCAGAGCGTTTTGGCACCACCTTCCCTATGCTGCCTGAAACAAAGGAAGCAGACCTTCGTATGCTGGCTACTGAGGTGATTCAGTTGATGCCGCCAGCAGCTCAACAGTGGGAGATTTTGCGTGGTGTACAGCCATATAAGGTTGATATCGAGATGTGGACTCCTGTGCAAGCAGAGTGTGCATACATTCGACGCTTTAACGAACTAACTGGAAAGGAGTAAAAATGCTTGCACTGTTTGGACTTGTGGTATGTTGGGTCAACAATCTGCCGTGGTACTGGTGGCTGATTGGCTTCCTGTGCCTACTGCTGGATGCTAATGTTGCAAGAGCCTGTGCGAACAGCGTATCTCTGCCATTCTAAGCTTAGCCACCTTCGGGTGGCTTTTCCTATTTATGAGAGCATTGACTTACTTAGATAAGTAGTGTAAGCTACCAACTTAACCAACTCACGGAGAACAAATGAACCCAACAGAACAACAGCAGAAATGCATCGCCGCTGCTGTGAAGCATGCAGTATTGAAGATCGAGGCTGGAGCTGGCTCCGGTAAAACAAGCACATTGAAGATGGTAAGTGAGAACGTACCTGCTCGTTCGCTATACGTGGCATTCAACAAGGTGACGGCAACTGACGCATCTGAAAAGTTTCCAAGCCATGTCACTTGCAAAACGACCCATAGCATTGCGTATGCCAAGTTTGGACGTGTTCTGCAAGACAAGCTGAAGCGACCTTCTGGAGGATACAAGAACGTAGCATTCACTGGTACTGAGATTGCACGCTTCTACAAGGTAGGATGCATCATTGATTCATTCGGTATCATCGTTACAACTGAAAATGCCGTTGGACTGTTTGTTCGTCTGACCGTGGAACGCTTTGAGCAATCCGCTGACAAAGAAATTAGTGCTAAGCACCTTCCGAAGATGGATATGGAGAAGACTCTGAAGGCTGATCCAAAGGCAGGAGACTACGTTCTTCGCATTGCTAATAAGCTGTGGAAAGATCGTATTGACCCTACAAGCGTAGTCATGGCTAGCCACGACACCTACTTGAAGCAGTTTCAGCTTAGTAAGCCTGATCTTGGCTATAAAGTCATCTATTTAGATGAAGCTCAGGACTCTACGCCGTGCGTTCTTGATATCGTAATGACTCAAGCGAAGTATGGTGCAAAGATTATTCTGGTCGGTGATCGTCGTCAGGCTATCT